AACTAATCTATTATTGCCATCACTATCTTCCGTAATGATACCATCTTTTTCAAAACCATCAAATACAGCAGGACTTACAAATTCCTCTTGAGCAAAACTATCACCATCTTCCGTAATTAAATCACCATGGTCATCTTCAGCTCTTAATACAGGATGTCTAAAATCTTCTAGTAGTATAGGAAAGTCTAAAGGTTCAAAACTTTCTAATGTAAGATTATCTTCAGCTTCTGCTGTTACAGTTTCACCTACAGTAAATGTTCCTGATAGATTATCTATCTGCATATGTACTTTAGGATTAAGTACAGGTGCTTCTTCATATCTATAACCTTGGTCAAGTATTTTAAGACCTAATAATTTTCCTACTTGACTTGATACAGGAAATACAGTTGCACTTGAACCAGAGGTCGAAGTTACACCTACAGTTGGTAATGATAAGTAACCACCACCTTTATTTGTAATTTTAATTTTTGTAATATCATTTGTGCCACTATTAGTTTGTGCCTCCATGACTAACTGATCAGTTGAACTATCTTCTAAAATAATTAAACCATCTTCTACTCTATCTTGTTCTAAAAGAAAACCACCGTTAACTACAGCAACCTCACCTGCAAGACCTGTACCGTCTGTTGGATTAGTAACACTTAAAGTGTCACCCACAGCATAACCTGATCCACCACTCTCAACAATTATTTCATCTATCTCACCATAACTTACTGAGTCAACTTGAGCACTTAAACCTATACCACCTTTTTGTTGACTGACTGGTACTTGTTCATTAATCGTATAGTATCTACCACCAGATGTTACCGTTAAGTCGTCAGCAATACTTTCAATATTACATGTGATAGTAACATCAACATCATCATTAGCAGTACCTGTGAATGTAGAAAAAGTTTGTTGTAATACTTTACTACCATCTTCATTTATTATATTATCTTCGTCAGTCTCATCTATGATAGAGTGACCTAAACTATTTTGAAAAGTACCTGTGATACTTGCTTTGTTTAGTATTAAAGTTGCAACGTCTCTCTGTACACCACCTAGATTTACCGCATTAACAGTAACACTTTCTACAACTGCCGTTGCTTCATTTACTACTGTGTTACCTGCGATATTTTCTTGTGTGATTGTCTGACCTGCAAGTTTAGTCATATCACCATTTGATGGTGATACTAGAGTTGCCTTTAAAACGTTTTGTGTTTGAAAATTACCGTCACTAACTCTTAACAAGTCAACAGTAGGATAATATAATTCTGGTGTCTCATTAAACAAAGCACGGAAAAATATTTCATGACCTTTCTTTGTACCTTTTCTTTTATACAAAGATAAAATGTTTTTTGTAAGTTGTCTTTTATTTAAACCGTCAGTTAAACTATTAGGTATTGTTTGTAAAAAAGTATTTCTAAATTGTAAAAAGAAATCATCTAACGTATCGTTCACATCAGCGTACTCAAGGATTTGTGATATAGTTTCGTTGGGGTTGCCACGATACTTTGATATTATACCTTGAGCACCTGAAGTGCCACCTGTTATAGTCTCTCCTGTTATAAACTTGGTGTTTGATGATATATATAATTGTAAATTATCTGTGTCTTCAGCAAGTATAGTTGCTGTTTGTTTTGATGTTTGACCTGTGATAGTTTCACCTTTAGTAAACTCACCTACTGAACCTTCTTCGTTAAGAATATAATCACCAGCGTTATTACTACTATCGTCTGTGCCATCTAGGGCAAGAAAAGACTCAGTAGCAGTTTCTAAAAGTATTTGATCACTTGCAGTTACACTTGATAAAGTAATCTGTCCTGAATCCATAAAAACATAATATTGTTTTATGAACTCTACTAAGAGAGGATCATTTGCTTGTATGTGTTCAGGAAACTGTCTAGGTACTAGAGTGTTTATTTTTTTGTTAAACTTTGCCATAGTCTAACTTGCATAACTTGTAGATGTTGTATAACCTATACCTGATGTTGTATCATAAGTATCTTCTTCCACAGTAACGGTTGTATTAGTTTCGTCTATTTCTAAAATCTGATTTCTTACAGGTATAATATCTACTGAGTTAGGTATGATTGTTAATCTAACAGCAGTTGATGTTGCACCATCTACATTTGAAACCTCTGTTACGAACAATGAATTTAATGTAACAACACCATTTGTATAATCAATTGTGCCTTGTGTATTATTTGTGTATGTTCTTGTTTGTCCTACAAGATAATACAATCTTACATTACCTGCACCGTCATCATCTAAAAAATATTCATTAGTTGTATCGCCGTTTATTTTAAATCCTGATGATACTAAAATACCACCTGCACTTGCATTGTGTGCTGAATGTGGATTGTAAAATGCATTACTAAATTTTATTGTATAAGTTGTTGCACCTGTTGTTGTTGCAGTAAATGATTTATGCAATTTAACAGTTGTGATATTTGATAGTATAGATGTATCTACTTTATTTACCGTTTCAATAAATTTAGAGTGTCTGAATACGTTTTCAAATTGTGTTAAATTATCTGTATTGAATTTTGTTATGGCAGCAGATACTAGAGACTTAATACTGTCACTTGTTTTAGTTGTTGACTTTGCGTCATACTTAACATTAACACTTAATTGTAATGATGTAGTTTCTGGATCTTGTATTATAGGTGTGATACTTGCAACGTTAAAATCTTTTAGTTGTGTAATGATATCTGTTTTAGTTGTCTCTGTTAAAGTTGCACCTGCAACAGGATTAATTGAAATGTATACACGACCATAAACAGGTGTGTCATTATCTTCACCGCCCCATACAGAAACAGACTTTGCGTTTGTATAAATTTGTTTTACTTTACTTGCATAGTCATTTGTTGTAACTGTTCTATTTTGTGCGGCATATTGTTTTGGTGCATTGAAACGAATACTATCTGGACTTTCAGGTTGAGAACCGTTTGCTGAATTAGTTGCCGTAGTAATAGTTACGTTTGAAAAACCACCTATACTGCCTGACAAACTAAATGAACTTGCACCATTACTTTCTTCAGCACTTGTTACGATATAAGATAGTGTAACAATATTACCAGTTGACAATGCAGCGCCTAAGACACCATCACCAAACTTAACTTCATATTGTTGATCTTCAGCACCTTCAAGATAATAAACTTTTGATGATGAATCAATATCTGCTAAATCAGTTGCAAGTGTATATGTGTTTGTTGTACTATCACTTGAACTATTTTGAACTGTAACTTTTAAAGTTGTTGTGTCTGCTAAATTATTTTTAATTAAAAATCTTTGATCAGCATTTGTAGTATCTACTGTATATTTGTTATTGATAAGTGTACCCTCGTAAACAGGTAAACTAGAAAAAGTATAAACACCATCATTAGGTGTAATTGTTGTATCATCTTTAACAAGATAACTATAAGATACACCATCTACAGTTGTTGTAAAAGTTGTGCCTCTAGAAGCAGTCAATGTAGAACCAGTTGCATTGTTAACTACAACATTTAAAAAGGCAACAGGTGATGTTGCACTTCTTGGTGTATACCCAACATGTTTTGCATGAGAGACAATACTGTTTCTTAAATCAGCACTATCTAAAAACATTTCATTTGCAAGAACATTACCATACACAGCATTATAATGTGTGTTGTAAGCAAGAACATCTAAAAGTGTGCTTATAGTTGAACCTTCAAAATCATAATCTGTAAACTGATCTTGTTGTCTAAGAAAAGTTTTTAGATTACCTTTGATAGTATCAAAATCTAATTCTGTTACATTTAATCTTTTTGGCATTATCTACTTCTTTCTAACATAACATCTAACTCTACTAACTCACCTGGTATATTAACTACTCTAAAACCTACTGATATCTCATAAGAGTTTGAGTCAAAGTTAGGTCTTACATCTACGGCAGTTAATCTAGCACGTGGTTCAAAGTTTTCTATTACTTCTTTAATTAATCTTGATAATGAGTTTGCTGTTATTGGGTCAATAGGTTCAAATAATAAACCTGCGACACCTGACCCTATCTCAGGATGAAAAGGTCTCTCATAGTGATTTGTAAGAATAAGATTTCTTACAGATTGTTTTACAGCATCTACATCATTCTTAGTAATGACATCTTTAGTGGCACTATTTCTTTCAAAAGATAATGCGATATCTCTGTATATTCGTGAAGACCTAGAACTTGCGTTTGTTCTAGAAGCGTCTGTATATCCTGATTGAAGTATTGCCATGTAAACTATTTATATAGTTATCCGGCATTTACATTACTACTTCCTGAAATAGTGTGACCACAAGAAGCAGCGTCACCTGATCTAGACACGCCTATACCATTTGCAAATACAGTAGTTGAACCACCCACCATAGGTGGCGTAGGACTATGAGGTGATACCCCATGAGAGGCAACTTTATCACCTATACGCACTACGCCTGATCCATTTGCATTAACATCACCACTACCTTCAATGGCAACACCACCTGCAACGTCAACACCGTTTCGTGCTACACCTGACATTAACCCTGTCCTATACTTCTTTTGTGTTGTCTTCTCTTATGTTTATTCTTAGGTCTTGATCTAGAACTATCACCTATAGATGTTCTTTTCTTAGGACCTCTAGAATATGCAACTACTTTTATTCCACGTTGTGCCATTATACTTCGTGTTCACAGTTTGCACAACCGCACGAACCACATGAACCGCCATTACTACAATGACAACCATGTCCACAATTCTTACATGTACCCATGCTACTTTCCTTTTTTCTTTGTAGTCTTCTTTTTCTTCTTGACTACTTTCTTTTTCTTTGTTTGTTTTGGTGGTAATATGTTCTCACTCTTACCCCAATTCTTCCATAGATTACTAAAAAATCCCATAAAATCTCCTTTTTCACATGCGACA